CTGTGACCTCCTGTCGGCCGTCCTCGCCGTTGAAGGCGCACAGCTGATTCAGCAGCCTCACCGCCCACGGAAGCCGGGGCAGATAGACCGTACCGGCCGATGCGCGGGCCGCGAAGCCTAGAGCGCGCTCCGCCTTGCCGCCGGCCGAGGCCAGGGCGACGCGGCGAACGAACGTCTGCATTTCGCGCATCCGCTTGGTGATCGAGGATTCGACCGCCCGCAGGATCACGCCCTTCTCCTCAAAGGCCGCCAGCGGCTTGTGCTGACCTACCAGCCCGATCCACGCGTCGATCCACTCGGCCGGGTCGGCCTGCCCATACCACCAGTCCACTGCATACAGGTCGCCGGTCGATGCCAGGCCCCACACGCCGTGTTCTGTGAAGTCGCCGCCGTCCGGGGTGACTGCATAGTCACTGGCCAGGTACAGGTTGAGGCGACTGGGCAAGACGTCGTAGAACTGGAACCAATCGCGCTTGAACATCAGGCCCGCAGCGCTGCGGCATTGCCCTTCCCACACGTGCTGGTACAAGGGCGGGG